CTCACGCGTGCGCGTCCGCAAGTTTCCGCAGCGTTTTTGAGGTGGCCCGATGAAGCGAGGACCGAAGCCGATGCCCGAGGCCGCCAAGCGGCTGGCTGGCAACCGTGGCAAGCGAAAGATCCGGCCGGATCTGCCGGCACCGCCAGGCGTTCCCCCGATGCCGGCTCGGCTGTTGGTCGAACCGCTCGCCGTCGAGAAGTGGAACGAGTTTGTTCCGATCCTGTCTGGCCTCGGCACGCTCACAACTGCTGACGGCGAGGCGTTGGCCACTTTGTGCGAGGTGTACGCTGCAACGCAGGCGTGCCTGATGGAGCTTCGGGCCAGTGGTCCGGTGATGCACACCGACTTGGGCGGCGTGAAGCCGAACCCGGCCGGGCCCTTGTATCGTGGATTAGTGAGCCTGCAGGCGTCGCTAATGGGCGAGTTTGGCCTGACACCAACAAGCAGGACACGGCTCGGTGCCAAGGAAGAAAAGCCAACCGACGAAGTCGAAGAGTTCTTCAAGCTCCACGGTGCCTGATCTCTGCGAAGAAGGGCAGCGGCGTTACCGCCGTGTCGTGCACTTCTTCGAGAACATCCTGCGGCACAGTAAGGGGCAGAACGCCGGCAAGCCGTTCAAGCTCTTGCCGTGGCAGCACCACGTCATGCGTGAGCTCTTTGGCCGGCTCACGCCAGAGGGCATCCGCCAGCATCGAGTTGGGTACATCGAGCTTCCGAAGAAGCAGGGCAAGAGCACCACGCTGGCCGGCATCGCTCTGTACATGACGGCGTTTGACTCCGAGCCGGGGGCCGAGGTCTACGGTGCGGCCTGCGACCGAGAGCAGGCGGGCATCATCTACCGTGAGGCGGCTTCGATGGTGCGAGCGTCGCCGGCTCTCAGCAAGCACCTCGAGGTCATCGACAGCCGCAAGACGATCATTCACAAGGCCAGCAACTCGTTTTATCGAGTGCTCTCGGCCGATGCGTTTCGGGCCGAGGGGCTGAACATCCACGCCCTGCTGTTCGACGAACTCCACGCCCAGCGTGATCGGCGGCTATGGGACGCCCTGCGGTACGGCGGCGCGGCTCGCCGATCGCCGCTGCTGCTGTCGATCACCACGGCCGGCTACGACCGCAAGAGTATCTGCTGGGAGCAGCACGCCTACGCCGAGCGGTGCATTGCGGACCCGTCTGTGGACCCGGCCTTCTTTGGGTGCATCTACGCCGCGTCGCCCGAGGACGATTGGAAGTCGGAGGCGACGTGGCGAAAGGCCAACCCGTCGCTGGGCCAGACGATCACGCTGGAATCATTCGCAGCCGATGCCCGAGAAGCCGAGCAGAGCCCAAGCAAGCTCAACTCGTTCTTGAGATACCGGGGTTGTGCCCCCTGGCCTAACGGCTGGGGGGCACAACCCAAAGACGACTCAACGTCTGGACAACGCAGGACACGCGGTGGATCGCCCCGGCGGCGTGGGCGAAGTGCGGCGGCCAGCTGCGTGACGAGCTCGAGAAGCGTGAGTGGTACGCCGGGCTCGACTTGGCCAGCACCACGGACTTGTCGGCGTTGGTGCTCGTGAGCCAGGCCGACGACGGCACCTTCGACGTGCTGCCGTACTTCTGGGTGCCCGAGGTGAACGCCGCCGAGCGGACGCAGCGGGACAAGGTGGACTACATCGGATGGATACGTGACGGGCACATCCGTGCCACCGATGGGAACGTCACCGACTACGACGTGATCCGGCGAGACATCGTGGAACTGTCGCAGCATTTCAACATCCGCCAGCTGGGGATCGACCGCTGGAACGCCACTCAGCTGGCCACGCAACTGCAAGGAGAAGGCATCAATGTGACAGGCTTTGGGCAGGGCTACGCCTCAATGTCGAGCCCTGCAAAGCAGCTGGAGAACCTCGTGCTTTCGGAAAAGATCCGGCACGGCGGCCACCCAGTGCTGTCGTGGATGGCGGCGAACGTGGCGACACAGAGCGATTACGCCGGAAACATCAAGCCGAGCAAGCAGAAGTCAACGGAGCGGATAGACGGAATCGTGAGCCTCGTCATGGCACTTGGGCTCCACGCTACGGCGACTGCGAAGCCAGCAGACCAGTCCTGGGACATCATCACGCTATGAGCGAGACAGCCACCAACGACTACCGGATGCACGAGCTCCGTGGCATCGACTGGAGCGAGATGGGCGGCGGCCGCACGTCTTCGGGCATCCGGGTAAACGCCGACACGTCGATGGCCTGCTCGGCCTACACGGCGTGCATCCGTGTCATTTCGGATTCGGTGTCGTCGCTGCCGCTGCACCTGTACGAGCGTGTCGCCACGGGTGGCAAGCGTAAGGTGCCCGAGCACCCGCTGTACCGCCTGCTGCACACGCAGCCGAATCCGTGGCAGACGGCTCAGGAGTTTCGGGATTGGATGACCGGGCTCTACCTGCACTACGGGGCGTCGTACGCCGAGAAGCGGCCCGGCCCCCGCGGCACGGTGGGCGAGCTCTGGCCGCTGCACAGCAGTCGGATGGAGGAGGAGCGGCTGGAGAACGGCCAGATCCGCTACCTGTACCGTGAGCCGGATGGCCGGCAGACGGTGTACCGCCAGGAGCAGATCTTCGCCCTGCGGTACACGACGAGCGACGGCATCCACCCGATCCCCACGTACCGGCTGTTTCAGAATGCCATCGGCTTGGCCCAGGCGTTGGAAGCCCACGGGGCCACCTACTTCGGCAACGGTGCCCGGCCCGGCATCGTGCTTGAGTCCGACAACCCGATCCCCGTCGAGGCGGCCGAGCGTCTGCGTGAACAGTGGGAGCGGATGCACCGTGGGCCGGATCGTGCCCACCGGACGGCTGTGCTGCCCAACGGCGTGAAAGCCCACGAGCTATCGCAGAGCAACGAGGCGGCCCAGTTCCTTGAGACTCGCCAGTACCAAGTCATCGAGATCTGCCGGGCGTTTCGTGTGCCGCCGCACATGATTCAGGATCTCACCCGCTCCACGTACTCGAACATCGAAGTGCAGGGCACCGAGTTCGTCCAGCACTGTCTGCTGCCGCATCTCAAGCGGTGGGAAGCGGCCATCGCCCGTGACCTGATCGACGACGACGAGACGTACTTTGCCGAGCACAACGTCAGCGGCCTGCTGCGTGGCGATCACGCGAGCCGCTCGGCCTATTACGTGTCGGCGATCCAGAACGGCTGGATGAGCATCAACGAAGTGCGTGAGATGGAGAATCTCAACCCGCTCGGCCCCGAGGGCGACAAGCACTTCATTCAGTTGAACATGACCACGCTGGACAAGGCCGGCGAGGAGCCGCCTGCACCGGAGCCGGTGGCCGAGACGCCGGTGGTCGAAGCCGAGGACAGCCCGGCCGACGAGCTCGAGGACGACGCCGAAACAGAGGAGCAGACCGATGGAGATTGAGCGCCGGGACTTCGCCTTTGAGGATGACAACGAGCTCGTGGTCGAGAGCCGTGCCGACGGCCGGGCCGCCATCGTTGGGTACGCCGCCGTGTACAACCGGCTGAGCCTCGACTTGGGCGGGTTCAAGGAGGAGATTCTGCCTGGTGCGTTCGACAAGATTCTCGGCCGCCAGCGTGGCAAGGGCGACGTGGTCGCACTCTTCAACCATGACAGCAACATCGTGCTGGGCCGCACGTCCAGCGGCACGCTGGAGTTGTCCAGCGACGAGAAGGGGCTGCGGTACGTGGTGACGCCGCCCGTGAGCCGGGCCGACGTGCTGGAGCTCATCCAGCGGCGTGACGTGCGTGGCTCGTCGTTCGCCTTCACGGTGGACCCCAAGCACGAGTCGTTCCGCACCGGCGAGGACGGCAAGGCCGTGCGGCAGATCCGAGAGGTTTCGGGCCTGTACGACGTTGGCCCGGTGCTGGTGCCGGCGTACCCGCAGACCAGTGCCGGCGTGGCCATGCGTTCCTACGAAGCGTGGCTGGCGTCGCAGGGCGAGCCAGCGGCCCCGCCTGCCGTGCGTTCGGCCATGCGTGGCGTCGCTCAGGCGTGGGCCGCCATGCTGAGGCTCCGCAATGTCTGAGGCCCGCTGCACCTGCGGCGAGAAGTTGCGGTGCCGCTCTAGTCGTGCCTGCGGCGATGAACGGCAGCGGTATCTGCGTTGCCCACGGTGCGGTGCCCGTGCGGTGGCGTTTGTCAAAACAACAGTTTCGCAAGTCAGGTTCTGAAGAGGCCG